ATTCCCAGCTACAGCACTTACATAAAAGAATGTGCAACTTCCATCAATGGTATAATTACTTGTTATTGTTATTGACTTTTTTACTACTTGACTTGTATTTATTTTAGCTAAATAACTTCCACTTGAATTATCTATTGTAATGGCATCCGATAAGTTAATACCTCCACTTGTTATTGTGCTATTGGCTGTTAAATTAACGCCTGTAAAATTACTTATTGATGATTCTATAACTACGTCATTTGAGTTCGTTAGCGTAACGCTATTGGCCCCTGAAGCTACAAAATTATTATCACCCCCTACTATATTACTATTATAACCGAAGTTTATATTACTTCCACTTGCAGAACTTAAATTTTGCATTTGTGATAAAACCATACCATCACCGCCCGCATTACCTCCAATAAAATCAATATCGTTATCAGGAATAAATACAGCATAATCAGTTAACTTTAATAATTCGACCATTGTTGATTGTGGTTTCATAAAGTTGTAATCCTTAATGGCATTTACTATATAATACCCATCGTCCCAAACTACATTTCTAAAATCAAAGTTCTTAATATCGTATGCTGTTAAATTATAATACCTTCGTTCAATCTTTGAGTTCTTATCAGTTAATTGATTAATCATTCGAGAATAAAACCTATTATACAAATTGTTATCAGTATAAGTTGCTTGAGGATAAGTATAATAAACCTCGTGCGGAGTATCCCAATTTAAAGTAAGTGTAGGGTTATAAGGATTATCACAATCCCCAGCAAATGGATAGGTAGTATAAGTTGTTGATGTATTACCGTTTGTGTACCATAACTTCCAACTGCCATAATTCATAGCAATTAAACCGCCATAATAAAGCGATCGTATATTTGATTGTATTGGACTAATAACACCAGCTTCTACTTTATAAATAGTTGGTATGACTAAGCCATTTTTATAGTTACCTTTTAAAGGAGTTCCCGAATAAATTACACTTACATCTTTTGTTTGATTAATAAAATCATTATCGACATACTCTATATGTTTACCGAAAGTTTCTTTATAATCCTTTTGATACTTATCATTTAAATAATCTGAATCTTCTTTATACTCTAATTCATATTTTAAAAAATCTAATTCGCCTATTGGTAATACTTCACGTTTCATAGAATAATCACGCTTATCAGACCAGTCTATTGAGCCAGTATAAAAATTCTCCCTATCTTCAATAAAGTAATTGTATTCATTTATTTTATCCTGGACCATGTAAAGATTATGCAATTTAAACTCCGACATTAACCAATCTATTTGTTTAATATTAATCGGTAATACTTTGTTTAAATCGACTAAATCATCTTCATCAATATTTGTATTTACATAATTACCCGAGAAGAATGTTTTTGCACTTTTAACCTTTGCTGTTACTTGAGCTGAACTTGCTGCAATAGGATTATATAAAGGACCAACATCAAAAAAAGCAAATTCTAAATTCCAACCAATATCGACTTTAACATCTAAACCGCCATATAAAGCAAATGCTGGTAAAGATATTTTTCTTTCTATATTTCCGATACTTAAAGGATAAAAAGCATTAGGATCAAAAGCAACAAATGGATTAAATACAAATTCTTCATAAGCAACAACAACGTTATTAACTTTTATAGTATAAAATATTTTTCTATTATTACCTAAAAAAGATACATAAGTTGGCGAACCCGCACCTGTATATATTAAATCTAAATCTAAATTGATAACCGCTTCTATATTATAATTAACATATTTAAAAGCTGCATAAGTATTTGTGAATTTACCATTAGCAGAATTGTATTTACCCGCAGCGTTATTATAAGGCGAAGATGTGGCATTAAATAAAATAGTATTTGTTGTTGGTGTAAATTGATTCCACCCACCTGAACTTGGAACGTAAGCTGCATTATTAGGTCCAACATTAAAATTACTTGATCTACCAACGTAAAATTGATTATCTATTAATTGTTGAGCTGTTTTTTCAAACTTATCGCCACTTGTTGGAATGATTTGACTTTTGTAAAATGTTGAATTAAAAAATGTAGATGTATAAGAATAACCAGCATCCGCAAATATTTTATCTAATATAGTCTTTTTATATAATGCTGGTCTAAAGTATTTAATCTCAAAATCCCTTTCAGCAACTGGTAACGTATTACCCGAGCTTGGCATTACTTGATTACCATAATCTATTAAAGGATAAACATATCCATTACCCAAAGCAAATGCAACAGGCGAACCAGCTACTTGTATTGATGTGGCCCAGCTATTAGTTACGTTGTTAAAAGTTAAATTGTGATTATAAGTACTAAAATTTAAACAATTAGTAAACGAGGTATCTTCGGGATTCGATAATAACTTATCTCCTATCTTTGTAAATACGTTTCCAATAGTTCCCTTACAGCTACATTCGTAAACTACCTCACCACTTGAATCATCAACGTTAATTTTTATTAGTTGTAAATCCCCTTTAAACTGAAGTACCGAATTAACATAATAATATATGTCACATTTCTTATTAGGATTGAAATAATTTAAACTGATGTTAGACTTCCAAATTAACTCAAAGAATTTATTAATATCCTTAGTTCCTGGGAATGTTATTGTCTTTGAAAAACTTGCATTCTTTTTATCAGGGTTTCTTATATCGGATATTAAAAAGTTAAAGCTAATTGGAATCTCATCAATATAACTTACATCGTATTCAATAGGAGTTGCATCTTGAGTATATAATAAAATCTTTATATCGTTCATTATCCTTTTTGTCTTTGGTTATTGTGAGTAAATAATAAATCAAAAGTTAAGTTTCTTAGCTTATCGTTATTCTTAGAGACATAAGTTCCATTAGTTACCTTTACCGAAGCATAACCCTGAGCAGTTCCCAAATCTAATTTAACATCAGGAGAAGAAAACAAATCTTTATACTTTAATAATTCGGCCTTAGTAACCCAGTCGCTATTTAACTTTAATCCATTTTGAACGTTTACAATAGTTGGTTGCTCTACAGCTACCGAATAATCCAAAGTCATTATATTGCTTACATTGGTCCAAGGTGAGCGTTTAAAAGTAGTACTTGTTTTAGTTGAGTTTAGTTCCGATACTTTACTGCAATGCAAAGTTTCATAAGCTCCTGTAGTTGATAAGTAGTGAAGTGTGTAAACATCAAATCTTGGACTGCATTTTATTGTATATCTTTTAATTTTGAATGGAGCAGTTTCTGAATTTATCTCAGCCATTATATCGTAATATTCAACACCTACTAAGTAACTTGCATTAATCCCATCTATGCCCTTTTTACCGACATCAATACAAACCATGTTAGTTCGATAAGTTCCTGTGCTTACACTATTTGTAATCGTATAAGTATTTAACACTGATCCTGCAGCATTATAAGTTCTTAAATATATTTTAGGTAAATCAGTTTGTCCCTCAAGCATCATCCAATATAAAAAATTACTTCTGTTATTAAACGTGTAGTCGTCTGCTAAGTCCGATAACAAAACAGGATAATTAAGATTAGGAGTTGTACTTAAATCCCAAGTGTAATTTTTACTGTTGTATTGTGAAAACGTAAGCATTTCTAAACTACCATTCCAAACATTATAATCAATATCAGTTCCCGAATAAATAGTTCCTGGTAAAGTAGCACCGTAAATCTCACCGATGTTTACTCGTATCTTACGAATACTTGTATTTTGTTGGAAGCCATAAACATTAACAGGAATGTAATTAGTCATTAGTAACTCACTAAACTTTGAAGCATCGAATTGAAGCTTGCCACTAGGATTAGGTAAGAACTTTTCAGTAACACTATAACCACTTAATATATCAGTTACTACTATATAATATTTAAAGTTAGCTGCTAATGTTTGTGAACTCGAAGCCACGAACCATTGATTATTATAACAAGGTACATAACCATAATATAATGCGTCAGTAGGTTTGCTAAGTATTGTTATCGCCATATTTATTTGTCTTTAAAACTATTTCTATATCTTTTTTCATTGCTAATCTTATATCAGTTGCTAATTTTTCTTGTCTGCCATCTTCTAATACCGAAGTTAAAAATTGATTACCTTGATAACCTTTATTCTTTAATTTTCTCCTTACTAAAAAGTCCATTGCTTTTACAGCATCGGCAAACTTCATTTTCTTTAATACTTTTGTTTTACGATTAGTTTTATTTAATCTATTTTGAGTATCAATCCTATCTTCTAAATTACTCTTTTGAAAACCTGGTATTAAGTTTCTACTCTTTATCCATTTGTCTATTCTCGCATCTTGACTTACTCCCGCTGCCTTTCTTCCACTATCTACAGCTTCCCAATAATCATTTAAGTAAACGTTTAACTTAATGCCCTCAGATGAATCTACTATTAAGTATTTAATTGAAGCACTTAAAGCACTATCACCAGGATTAGATGAACCGCCAGGATATTTACTTTTGTAACTTGCTGCCCTTGCTTGTAGTTTCTCCGATAAGCTTTTACGCAAATCTTCTACAACCTTAGTTCCGAAAGCTTCTAATATTATTTCAACTTCATTCATTTATTGATTGTGCAAATTGTTCACTTTCTGCTTTATGTTTCATGTATTGTATTCGATTTAAAAACCTTGCTATCGACCACTCCATTAATTCATCTTCTTTAAATGGATCGCCACCTGTTATCGAATCGATTATAAAGTACCAACCATATTCTTTTCTGAAGCTTTTAACTCCCTGTTCACTTCCTCCATGTGTATCGCTATCTCCTTCTGAACTTGATCCAAAGAGTTCAACAAATCCGCTTTCAATTTTTCGGACCTGCTGGAGTAAAAAAAAAGTGTCCCATAGACATCACCTACCTTTCCATAATTATAAATAACATCGGCTATCTCTTCAACGTTATCAGAGTTAAACTTATACTTACTAAATACAGGACATTTAACATATATTAAAGCTAATATTTTATGTAAGTTATTAATGACATCGGTTTCATATTGCTTAAGAGCTGTATACTGATTTGTCTTAAAATCTTTCTCATCCTTACAAGCTTTGTACCTGGTCCCATCGTGCCAAAACGTTTTTTTTAATCTTGTGTTAGGCTTTGAATTAATAAGTAGTAATACTTTACTCTTTACTTTTTCAAGTTCGTTAAAAGACATATTCTCGTATTCCGATACCGAAATGTCAGTAAAGCTCGAAGCTATCTGAATTATCTTATCAATGT